CGCACCAGGCAGCCGGCAGGCTGCAGGCAGGCACCAGGCAGGCACCAGGCAGCCGGCAGGCTGCAGGCAGGCACCAGGCAGGCACCAGGCAGCCGGCAGGCTGCAGGCAGGCACCAGGACCGCACCAGGCAGCCCGGCAGGCTGCAGGCAGGCACCAGGACCGCACCAGGCAGCCGGCAGGCTGCAGGCAGGCACCAGGACCGCACCAGGCAGCCGGCAGGCAGCCCGGAAAAAAATTCGGCAGCCCGGCAGGATCCCGGCAGCCGGGAAAATGTGAATAAAAGCAGCTTTCTGCGACTTTCTGCAGCTTTCTGCTTATTTGAAAAACGGAGGTAAACAATGGAAAAAAATACTGTTATCGTTCTGAAGCATGACCCGGATCTCAAATCGATCCCCTACGACGTCCAGGTTTGGCAGCGTCTCACCTGGGACCTGTCCCGCTGGCATTATTGCTACTCCTGGGGCATGTATGAAAAGCTCTCTTCTGCTGAATATGAAGCGGAAGAATGCAGCTACCGCTATGACGGTGACGGTGATTTTCTCTTCATCACCGCCGACGACATGCAGGCCAGCTTCGACGCCGGCACCATGTTCGACCTTCTGGAAAAATTTGCATAGGAGGCAACAAATGAAACAGACATACATCACCCCAGGCGGCAACTACTATACCCTTTACGCTGACATGCTGCAGCAGACTCATATCCTGATCGCAGGCGCGACCGGATCCGGTAAAAGCGTCCTGATCAATGGGATCATGCAGACGGCCCTTTACAGCAGCCCGGCGAAATATCAGTTTATTCTGATCGACCTGAAGCGCGTCGAGCTGGCCGACTATAAGCACCTGCCCCATACCCGCGTATATGCGGACAACATCGCCGCGGCCCTTTCTGCCCTTTCTGAGGCCCTGGTCCTGATTGATCGCCGCTATGCCGAAATGCAGCGGCAGCAGGTCCGGAAGTATGACGGCCCGTGTGTTTATGTTGTGATCGATGAGCTGGCGGACCTGATGACCGTCAACAAAAAGCAGGTGCTGCCCCTTCTGCAGCGCATTGCTCAGATCGGCCGGGCTGCGAATGTGAAGATCATCGCCGCGACCCAGTGCCCGCTGGCCACCGTGATCCCGACCCAGGTAAAGGTCAATTTTGATACCGTTATCGGCCTGCATACCCGCAGCGCGCAGGACAGCCGGAACATTCTGGGCATGGCCGGCTGCGAGGCCCTGCCCCGCTATGGCCAGGGCTACTACAGCACCCCGGCAGGGATCCAGCTCTATAACATCCCCATGTACGCGGATGCGGAGCGCGCCCGGGTCCTGAACTATTGGCAGTCTTCTGCCTGCCGTGTCAATCGCTCTTTTCTGGGCCGGATCTTCGGATAAAGACAAAAGCCGGCACAGCCGGCGGGACCATCCCGGAGCACTTCGCAGGCTGCGCGCTCCGGAATGGTCAAAACAAATCAAATCCCGCCCCGGAGGTTACGAGGGCAGAAAGAAAATAAAATGAGACACTTTTCTGATAAAGCAATTGAAACATCCCTGGAACAGGAACGGGACCTGATGCATAAGCTGGCGGAGTTTCCGCCCTGCGATAAACTCGACCGGGATGATATCCGGGGCCTGATGTTCATCCTGAACCAGTACCGGATCGAACTGAATGCGATCAAGAGAGATCGCGAAAAGGCTAAAGCCGGAAAGAAAACCCGCTGACGAGTCGCTGAAAATTGCGACGAAACCCCGCAAGGGGTCCGGGTCAAAATATGATATAATTGATCCAGGTATACAATCCTTTTAGTTCTGCGGGTCCGCCAAACTACCGCAGGACACCAAAAGATCCCAGGCACCAGCCCGGGATCTTCTGTTTATTCAGCCCCTTCTGCAGCTTCCGGGACCGGATCCGCTGCCGGCAGCGGTACCGGTTCAACGATGATCTCCTCATCCATTGCAGTCTCCAGGTATTTCTTCCGGAGCCGCTCTTCATCGATCTGCTCTCCCATCGGGTCCACATTAGGCGTCACGACCACATCCTGCTGGTCCCTCATACCGAAATAATTCTTAGCCCGGAAGATATAGGTTACCTGCGGGATCTTCCCTTCTGAGACTAATTTGGCGTCGATCGCAGCCAGGACCTCTTTGGCCTGGGTGACCATCGCAGCCCGCTCCGGGTTATTCTTATCATAGTTTTCCCAGTAGTAAAGCGTCCTGCGGTTGATCCCCAGGGCCAGGGCCATATCCTCCACCGTCGGGATCTGCCCGGTCTCATAGCACTGTTTGAAATAATCATTCAGTCGTTCTGCGATCTCCGCATTATCCCGTGTAGGTTTTCGCGGAAAGTACTGGACCGACTCCTGGACGATCCGGGAGATCTCTTGCTTTTTTTCCGACTTCTGCAGCTTTTTATAGCCGGGATTGGCATTATTCTCCTTTAAGTACTCGATGTTTGCGTTGCTTCCGCTTCCCGGTTTCCTTTTCACTTTGTCCTTCGCGCCCTTCGGTCTTCCCATCTTCTGCCTTCTCCTTTTCTGCCGCTGCTGCGGCCTCTTCTGCTTCCCGGCGTAGTCGCCAATATCGGGTCACATAATCTTCGGGATCGTAATCACTCATTTCTCACCTCTTTCAAAGTAATCCCATCAAACCGGACCGCTCCATGTGTCAGTCCTTTGGTTTCATACCATTCGGGATGAGCTGTCACTTCTGCCACAAACCGCTTCAGGCTGCATACATAATACCCGTTCGACCGGCACCAGGTCTTATATGCATCATACAGCGTTTTGGCCTTGATCGTGTTCTCATCCCGTTCACATCGATCCTCCAGGAACTGCAGGATGATGTCATTATCCTTTGCATAGGCCCGCATGACCGGTTTCATGCTCTCCGGCATGGTCAGGCCAAAAGTTTTATACCGTTCATACCCCCGGATCAGCCAGGCAAAGATCCCTTTCATGGCCTCCGGGCTTTCAAAATATGCCTTCAGGGTCTTATCCTGTTCTTCATCGCTGAAATGCCGGTTGAATTCGATCACCCGGACCCGGTCCGAAGCAAACAGGGATTTATCCCGGACAGCCGGCAGGTCATTGCAGGACAGCCACATGGTGAATTGAGGCATGAAGGTGATCGCGTTTTCATACAGCCTTCTGGCCGTGATCTCTTCACCGCCGGTATACTGCTTGATCACTGCCTCGTCCAGCTTCCCGCTGGTATCGGATTCGGCCATGGTCACGAAACGCCTGCCCTTCAGCCCGGCCAGGGTCGACGTTGCGGATTCCGCGTTCCGGGTCCGGTCGGACCTGCAGATCAGTTCCACCGGGGCCACTGTGGCATAATCACCCAGCAGGTGCTGGATGGTGTTCAGCAGCGTACTTTTGCCGTTCCGGGTGCTCTTTCCATAGAGGATGAACATACATTCTTCGTGGCAGGTACCTAAAATTGAGTACCCTAAAGCCCTTTGAAGGTAGTCCGCCTTATCTTTATCCCCTTCTGTCACCTCTTTGATAAAATCATTCCACCGCTTGCAGCTGATCTTCTGCCGGGTATACTCAAAATTGCTCTGCATGGTCAAAAAGTCGTGCCAGTCGTGTTCACGAAAAACGCCTTCCAGTAGGTCATAAGTACCGTTCAGGCAGTTGATTAAGTACGGGTGACTATCAAACTTTCGGGCCTCGACCCTTAGTGAATCGGCTGCGTCCTTCATGATTTGTTCCCTCGGTCTCCGATTCCCCAATCTGGAGACAAAGGCCATATAACGCCGCCGGATATCGTCGTCTTTGATCTCACCGCAGTACAGGGCCATGAGCCGGGCAAACTCTTTGATCTTCGCAGAAATCAGCAGGGACCCCACATCTTTTTTCCATCGACCCCCTTCATAAGTGAACCAGCTCTTCATTTCCGGGCAGTATCGGGTATCGTTTTTATAGCATTCTGCGAACAGATCCGTGATCCCGGCCTCATCCCAGGAATAGCCGGTGCTGTCATCCTGCCAGGCTGTTTCCGGATGATGGTCCTTTATATACTTCATCTTTTCTGATATTTCCGGAGATGTAATATATTGACCGTTTGCCAATTGAAATAGTTCTTCCGGGTTATATTC